GGCGTAAACCCGGTTTCATGTCTGAAACGTCCACTTTGTTGTCGAGCATGATCTGTTTAGACTTCAACGGGTCCTTATAGAATTCTTTTGCAATTCCCCATAGAGTGTCGTTTGGGCGGACGATGTAAACGATGTCCCTTGTTTGTGGTTTGGTCCCTGCCGCGGATTTGGTCGCTGCTCCTCCTGTCGTATTGCTCTTTCCGGCAGCACCGGCCCCAGCCTCTTCCTTGCTGTGTTTGGGCTGATAGTGCTCAATGAAGGTTACCGTATAGGGGATGTCGCCGGCTTCCCCGGGATTCTTTCCCGTCTTAAAGTCGGCCAGGCGGAATAACCTGCCCTCCAGTACCTCCCCCAGCATATGGCCGGTCAGCTTTCCGATCGCTCCGACACTCCACAAGCGAAAAAGTTGGTTGATCAGAACGATTGGTGAAGGTGACGGAACATCCGGGCTTTCCAGGAATGTTCCCTTCACGTCAACGCGCAATGACTTGCGGCCCATGTCTTCTGTTTCCGCCCCTTCCCGGTGCGGATATTCATGTTCAACGATCAGCCTCGAACCGGATGTCTCTATGCTCTCGGGGTTATATGGCCACTTCATGTATCCGCGATTGGAGTCAAAATATAGGGGCATTGTCACCACATCCTCGTGAGGAATGAAAAAAGCACACCCGCTATGGGTGTGCTTTATGATAAAGTCGCTATATGTTCATTGTGAGAAACCTTGACCCTCTCGTTTCGTTTGGTTCAGAACAACTAGCGCGTGGTAAATACCGGTAACAATTAACAGTATCAGCCCGATGACAACGGATGCACCTAAATCCTTAAACAAAACTTCTCCAATTTTCCAGCCAAGCCATCCCCATCCGAGCGTAGCTGCGATTCCAAATATTAGAGCAGTTTTATGCCAAAGGGCTAAGAATAGTAAGCCAAATAAACATGCCCCGAATATCCACCAGGATTTTTGCGAGGTTCCAAGAAGTATCGAAATAAAAAATATTTCAGCTATTACTAATCCGCCTGCTGAACTAACCGGGTCATTTCTTACATATTTAGCCACTTGTAACCACCCCTTTCTTTATACATGACCATATACCTAATCCTTACAACATTTACATTAACAAAGATGCAGAAACTTTCCACTTAATAATTTCGACATATACCGACAGAACTACTCTAGCTGACGCATCTTTATCGCCTGATACGGTGTCAGTGTACGGTTGTTGTAGGTTCGTGACGCATACTCGGAAATTCCTTCCTGATGGACTTGTACGGCGCGATTATCTTCCACGACCACCTTCAAATTGTGATCCGTATGAACGGTAATCGGCTTTTCTTCAAGTTTGCTCAGATGAGCCATTAGTGTGGGGATCAGCTGCATATTGGATGATGTGGACGTATTGGATCGCTGCGTCATCTCGTCCAGAAGTTGGCGCTTGTAGCTTCCCTTAACGAACGGATCATGTTCAATCTCTCGAAGGTATTGAATGCGATCTCGGCTGGCTTGTACCTTCAGTCGATGTTCTTCACGCTCTTTGTCCGCTTCACGTCTTAATCTCTTTTCCACGTCTAAACTTCGCGCATCTGTTCCAACGTTCAATAGGATGTACTCATTCAGTCGCTTTTGTAGGAAAGATTCAATGTCTCCTCCATTGTACCCTGGCAGCATGTATTTGGTACCATTCGAGGCGTTCACTTTTGCTTCTTTAAGCAATTGTTCAGAGAAATCCTTGAGATATGGCTCGTATTTGGTGCCCTTTTTACTCAGTAGGAAGTCGATAACAGCGTTGGTCTCTTTGATGTAAACGCCTGTAGTATATCCTGCAGGTGTAGAAGCCGGTTCCAACTCACGTTTGTAGTTGGCGTCGAGCCACTTATCAGCGCCCACGGGTCCATATTTATTTTGGTAGTTTTTGATCCTGTTCTCGTCCATATATTCGCCGTAGGACTTGAGAGCCCAAAACCAGCTCCCACCAACCGCAGCTGTACCACCCAAGGCTGTAGCCGTTCCGGCTTCCAAAGCTCCCAATGGGTTTCCTAACCAGTTGTTTAAGGTAGAGCCCCATCCATAAACATCGATGGCGTCTTGCATTTCTTCGGGGAGGTCATCAGTAAGTCCCAACAAACTAGCTATTAACAGAGCCTGTCCGCCTCGGCTAGCAGCCTTTCCCCAACCAGTTTTCCATTTTCCGGGCTTTTTGTTTGGGCCGCCTTCTGGAGTTTGAGGTTTCCCGCCTGTGTTTCCGCTTCCGGATGGCACTGGTACAGGAGTATTTGTGCCACTGCCTGTTTTGCCGCCATTCACTTGGCCGCCGTAGACGTTTACCACGTTCGCTCGAATGGTACGGCTGTCGTCATTGATTGACGGAGCGTTACCTTGTTTCTTGCCGCGAACAACTTCTCCGACCTTTTGTCCGTCATCCCATACCTCTTTACCGGCCTCGTACACTTTCTTGCCCGTTCGATAAGCTGCTAATACCCCAAGAGCAATCGCTGCGTTTTTCGCTGCGTTCGCCAGCCCTTGCAGTTCACCCGGCAAATTCTCGATCCGTAAGTCTGTGGCATCGATCGCCAAAACAATTTCACGGACTGCACCTGAAACATCACCATTCAGAAGGTTGATTATCGCCTTCCCTGCACCTTGCGCCAAAGGCGTAAGGGACACTCCGATCTGGAAGCCATTTGTTGTCAGTCTGGTCAACTGCTCAAATACTTCTGCGATCTCTGGATTTAGTTCCTTGGCCAGCATATCGGCTGACTCTTCAGCCCCTTTGTTAATCTCCTCAAAACTGAACTTGCCTACTGCTGCCAGGGAGAGGAGTTGTCTTGTCGTTGCATCAAGTAACGGCTGCAGGGATTTTCCGACCTTACCCTGTATTTCTTCGACCGCTTTACTGAGTGCGACGATTTCGCCTTTTGATGTGTTTGCCCGGTCGTCTGCGTACCGCTTGGTGATACCTGTGCTGTTCCGAATTGCGTCGATCGTTTCCAGCAGGTCTTTGTACCCGTCATTTGCAAATATCGTCGTAACGCTGGCTGCCTCTTTTCCAAAGAGGAGAGAGCCTACCTCGATCTGCTCATCACTCGTCAATTGACTCATGTACCTGTTCATGATGGCAGCCTTGCGCAGAATCTTCTCGTTCCCCTTTTGATCTGCAGCAACCGATTTGTCCGCATCCACGGCTTTGTTCACCGCGTTGACTTCCTTGATCAGAGCATCGATCGCGCGGCCGACTTTCTCGGAAGAAACGTTTTTCCGCGCGCTGTCTGGGATGTCGAGTTTGGAACTCTCAATGAACAGGGTCCGTAGCGCTGTACCAGCTGTTTCCCCTTCCACACTGACCTTGGACAGAAGTACCTGCATAGCTTGGGAGATGGCGTAGTCGACCCCGCCAATGGCGTTGCCGAAGTCAGTGTATCGTTCAGCGTAAAGTAAGTCGCGCGGGTCGAGAGACGACATGTCGACTGTCTTTACGAACTGGTCGGCTATTCTTGCGAAGTTTTCTGTGGTGTAATCCATCTTGGCTGCTTCGAGTTTGTTCGCCAGGTACTTGGCCGCAACGTCTGGGTCCATTCCGGTCGCTTGTGCAAAGTCGGCCACTACAGGGAGCGCTGCCTTGACCTGTGCCGGGTCCATGTTGTTTTTGGCCAACTCCATAGCCATGCCGATCATACCCATGGTGTCGGTCTCACGGTCTTTCCGAAGCCCTTGTTGCTGGATGAAAGCCTGTAGGTCAGCAAAGTCCCGGTTGAAAGCCGCTTCGTTAAGTTTTCCATCTTGGTAGTAACTGGACTTGAGTACTGACCCGAGTTTGGCAAACTCGTATTCCTTGTCCACCGTCCGCATCACACTATGGGCTGCAAAACCTGTTACGGCCAGACCGCCGATATAGACACCACGACGAACTTGGTCACCGACAAAGCCCTGCAATCCTGCCGTGCTGCTGTTGATGGCATCGACCAGTCCACGGGCTTCCCGCGCAACCTCGACAAGCCGTTGCTTGACTGCTGCTGCCTGTTTCGCCATTCGGTCTGCCGCTTTCTCACCGTCGCGGAAGCCGCGCTCCATTTCTCGTCCGGCATCCCGGGCGCTATCCTCTACACGGTCCAATTCGCTTTTCAGCTGCTTCACATGCTGTACGCCATGTCCAATTTCTCGGAGACGGTCAGACATGGTCTTAACGGCTTCGCCAGACCTGCGTGTGCTGTCCGCTGCATGGCGCATGGAGTCGTCCATCTGGCGGCCGGCCTGGGCAACCTGTTGTTTCATGTTCTGCACGTCAGACATGATGCTGCGCAGGATCTGGGAGAAGTGATCTTCCCCAGCGACGATAAACTCGACATCACCTTTGCGTTGAGCCATCTTCTCCCCCCTCTCCTGATTCCAACTCCGCCTCGATGCGAGCGCGATTTTTCTCCTGCTCCTCCGCTTCTCGCTGCATCTGTTGTCGCCGCTGTTCGATCATAATCTCGATCTTTTTTTCCCGATCTGGGTCGTTGAAGTTATTCACAGGATTTCCGCACGACGGGCAGTTGTGTGGCTTACGAATGCCAAGGGCGGAATTGACCCGGCAGGGATCGCACCACAGACGCTTCTCTTTGATCTGCTCCGCTGAACGCATCACATAGACCCAGAGTAATTGTTGATCGCTGAGAGTACCCGATCCGTTCAGCGGCCGAAAATCGCCGATGTCTCGGCATAATTGGTAAATCAGATACTCTCCTGGAGCTTTCCCTCGACAACACCCTCCACCAGCGTTTTCAGATCGTCATCAGAGATGGTTCCGAGGGTTTTGTGATGCACTTTCAAACCTTGATAGAGAGCGAGTAACGTTCCGATTTGTTCTTCCGTGTATCGGCTTCGCAAATGACTGCCGTTCATGAACAGGCGCTTTCCTTCGGCATCTTTCATAGCGATCGCCAGTACCTCCGTTTGAGCAATCAGATCCGCTGCCACTACTTGGTCAGGGTGCTCCTCCAGATACTTCTGTGTATTGACCACGGCCTCCAACTCTTCGGCGCCGGTTAGGACACGCATAATAAAAACCGGGGCGGATTCCTCCTCCCCGGTCTTAAAGCGCATTTCCGGCGGTTGGCCAAGTCGCAGCACCTTCAGCTCATGTGCCACATTCATATTGGTCTACCTCCCAAGCGCTGCCTTTGCCGTATCTAACGCGACGGGCTTTCCTTTGAAGAAGTCCTGACGTTTGGTGGCTGTCAGCGTGATGCTCTCGTTCATGCTCTCCAGGTTCCCGCTCTCGCGGTAGCTGTTGAACTTCAGTCCAGTGAACACGGTTTTCCACTTGCCAATGTATCGAACAATCTCTGTACCTGGTTGCCGCAGCAGCAGGTACAGAGGAACCACGTCGTCGCCCGCATCATCCACGACGATGGCGGACTCGATGGTGATCGTGTGAGTTCTGGCGCCTTTTGTCTGGCCAACAGCTTCCTCGGTCCCATACTCATGCTGGAGGCGGGAGCTGTTTGTTTCCTCGATGCTGTGGCTTTGGATAGAGTAAATCTTCTTTCCGTCGTGCTCGATAAACACGCCTTCATTGGCGCCGGCTGCATATTCTCTTGCTGGCATCTATCGTCACCTACCCTTACGTATTTTGGGGGGTTACCTCGCCCGTTACTGCAATCTCCAACTCTTTGAGACCCGGAATGATGTTGAAATGGTACTTGACGTTGGCCTTTCCTCGTTTTTGCGGGTCGGGGTCAGGTTCGGCTATGATGCGGTCTGGATCAGGCGGATAGATTTTTTCTTCCTGACTCTTTTGGGCCAACGCGGAGTAAATGGTATCTTTTACGTCTTGCAAGCGTGACATCTTTATGCGGTTGTGCTTGTTGTACACCGCCTGCTCTACACTGGTGACTACTTCGTCCACCGTGCAGACCACTTCCGGGTCTTTCAATCCCGCTTCGTTTGCAGGGGCATTTACGTAACTCGTTGTTCCTTGGAAAATCTCTATTTGGGTGCCGCTCTGAATGAACGACATCAAGCCAGCCTCCGTCTGCGTCCGAAGTGTATCGATGTGCTTGATCGTTTTCAGCGTGTACCCGTTGATTCTGATTCCGCCGAACGGCATGGACAGATCACTCTCGTTTGAGATGGCCGCGACTGCCGCTGCTGCGGTTTCGAATGCAGGCACGCTGTTCCCTGCGTAATCCGCGAAGACATCATCGAAAACCCACACCCGGAAGTGATCAGCTTTCGACACCAGTGTTGCTGTCCCGCCGATGGAGACGACTGCTCGGATGGCATTGGTGTCGCACCAGGACAAGAAGTCCTTTACTTCTGCGATAGTCTCATCAGAAGTGTCGTCGATCACGTAGAAGTAGACTCCAGGCACTTCTGCACCTTTCATGAGTGCATTCTTGTAGTCGCCAGACGCTGTAGTGGCGCCCAACCCCTTGTAATACAGCACTCGTGGGCGCTGCTTCATTGCGCCAGTGATCATTTTGGCCAGGTTCGAGCTTTCACCCACCGCTGTCAACGCTTCGTCCAGAACGCTCGCTCGGGCCAACTCAACAGCGTTGTCGGACTTGCCGATCAGTACAATGCCCCGACCGGTTCCAAACGAAAGCTGAGAGCTTGTCATCTTGAAGTTGCTTCTCAACAGAAGAGCCAACGCATTTCCCTCCTTGTTTACTCAAAAGTAGGAGAGAGGCTAATGTCGGTGACACCGTCCTCTCTCCGCTCTTTCTTGATCAGTCCTGTATAGGTCAGNTCNAAAATCGCCTGTGTGGCGCCTTCNTCCGGCGGTAGATCGATTTCGCGGGCATACTTGAGGGTGAATCCGTCTTCGAACGCGAATGCATTGAACAGCCCGTCAAAGATTCGTCGCTTGGTCAACTGACCGCCGAACTTCCCGGCAACGGGAATCCAACAGTAAACGTTGTACCCCTGCACCAGCTCCGCCGACTTCTCATAAACGAACTGGGCCGCAGCGAGGTCCACTGATTTCAGGCGCTCGTTGTGGCCGTAACCAATCGGNTTGTCAAAGCCGGTCTCCAGCTCGAAAAAGATCACGGGAAACTCCAGGGGGACTTTGATTCGCTCGTCATCGATGTGGATGTGGTTATCCTTGACGGCCGGGCGACCGGCCGCGCACCTGCAGTATGACGGCACCGACTGGCGAATCAGTTCCAGGATGTGCAGTTCGATCATGTCAC